TCAGATTATTATGCTTATTTCAAATAGAAAGCACGATGGTTTTGACACCAAACCATCGTGCTTTTCTGGTGGAGCATAACACCCAATATCCGAACTCGTGAGAGTAGCGGTATTATTGCCCGAAAGATTGAATGTTAGCACAATCCGCTTTCCACCATCTTCATCGTCATACACATATACAGAGTTTACCAATGTATCAATCACGCGCCGTTGGTAATCCTCATCATCAACATTCCCGCTCTTGAACGAAGATAACCAGTATTTTATACGGTTCTCGTTCAAGAGCGGTTTTTTCATTTCCTCACGAGCGATAAGACCCTCAATATTTGACTTCTCCTGTTCCAGTTCGTCAAGGCGGTCTTTGGTAGCAGAAGTAATGATACCTTGTTCTATTGCGGAGACAAGGTTCTTTATTTTTTTCTGAACATCTTTCAGTTCAGCGTTGAGACCGTCCAAGTAGGTGGTATCTGCGGATTCTTTTTCGATGATTTCCATAGCCCGTTTTGCGATAAGGGCGATATTCTCATCAGTCAACACATTCTGAACTGTATAGCGGACTACCAGTTTCTCTATCCAGTCTTTTCGTTCGGATTTCTTTTTACAAGCGTGTTCCCGCTTTGCCTTTGTGCATTTGTAGTAATAATGCACCTGCCCTGTTTTTGATGTGCCACTCTCACCGACCATCGGAGACCCGCAGTGTCCGCAGAACAGTTTGGTAGTCAGTAGATAGTTTTCGTGGGCTTTTGCTTTTGCTCGTGCTTTCCCATTGTGTTTGAGCATAGCCTGTACTTTCTCGAACAGTGGTTTGTCTATGATAGCGGGCATACCATCGGGGATAACAATGTCCATGAGCTTGTATGTGCCGATGTATTTTTCGTTTCGGAGAATGGTCTTGAGACTGTTCTTGTTAAAGGCGTTGCCTCGTGCTGTCTTATACCCCCGTTCGTTGCAGTAGTTGATGATTTTGGTAGCTGACATACCATCGGCGTAGAGCTGAAATATCTCCTGCACGATTTTCGCCCCAACAGGGTCAACGGCGTACTTCCTGTCCTCACCTACGGTATAGCCAAGCAGGAGGTTTGCGCCACCCGTGGCAAGACCTTGGAGGGCGTTCTCTCTGATACCTCGTTTGATGTTACGGGCAAGGTTCTCTGAGTAATACTCGGCATATCCCTCAAGGACAGACTCAAGGATAATGCCCTCCGGTGTGTCCGGCATGGGTTGTTTTGCGTAATAGACTCGTACCCCATTCTTTTTCAGTTTGGCTTTATAGATAGCAGAGTCGTATCTGTTACGGGCAAAACGGTCAAGGGTGTACATGATTACCGCTTCAAACTGTCCCTTTTCGCTGTCCTTGATGAGACGCTGAAAGCTCGGACGATTATCTGTCTTGCCGGAAAGGGCGCGGTCAATGTATTCGTTTATGATGGTAAATCCATTTTTAATGGCAAACTCGTGGCACTCTCGGAGCTGACCCTCTATGGACTCCTCTCTTTGATTGTGGCTCGAATATCGAGCATAGATTACTGCTTTCGTAGTCTCACCTCCAATTCATGCTTTCGGTAAAGTAACTCAATGGGAATGACGCGCTCAACCGATAGCGTTTGCTTTATCCCCCTCGTATTCTTTTCGGTCTCCGAAATCATAAACCATTGCCATGAACTCATGCTTGGCTCGGCGAGGTAACGCACGATAGACCTTTAGAATGTCCTCCTCGTCCTCATTTTCGGGTACAGCTTTCTCACAGCAGAGGTCTTCTTCATCAGCAAAAAAGTCCATTACAGAGCATTGTAGAATTTTGGCGAGAGCAAGCAACTCCTCTTGGTTTGGTATAGAACCTCGTTTATTGATGGCAGTCGTGTAGGAAGACTGTCCATTTTTTATTTGTTTGATAACAGCGGTTAGGTTCGTGCCGCGCTCGGCACAGATACGGTTGATGTTCTCAGCAAAAGTCATAGAGTTCCCTCCTCAGAAAATAATTCGGATATTCTGAATTTACCTCTTGACAATTCAGATAATAAGAATTATACTAAGAACAAGAAGTTCGGAATATCCGAATTGGCAATAAGAAACCGACCTCTCGAAAACGGCAATTTTCGGGAAGTTGAAGCGGATTAGTCCTATAACAATAATAACAATAATTCGCCTTTTTGTCAATGGCAATTTCGATTTCAAGAACCACGAAAGGAGGAAATCTCGATGAGTCAGATTCAGAAGCGAATGGAAGCACTTGGCGTAAAGCAGGTGGACATGATTCTTGAACTGCGTAAGCGAGGTATCACAGTTCAACCACCCGAAATGTCGAGTATTATTCGCGGGGTCTATACCTATCCAAAGGCGAAGCGAGTCCTCGATGAATGTGACAGAATCCTCACTGAACTTGAAGCTCACTGAGTCACAGGTGAGCGACCTCGCAAGACCATTGATGGGGATTTTGGAACGGTTCTACCAAGACCCTAAGAACGAGGAGGACTATCAAAAATGGCTACTGAGTGTAGAAGAACTAAAAAGCGAGTCAACAGAAACCGACTCGTAAGATTACTTATCGTCCTTGTAGTAATTGCGGCTATCGCGTTCGGAATAGGCAGAGTGACCGCTCCTGCAAAGACAAAAACCGTTACCGTCACAGAGACCGTAGAAGTCCCTGCATATAGCGCAAACAAGCTCCCCGAAACATCGGACATCTTCTATTTTGATGTTCCTCTCTCTCATAGCTTGCAGAGGTTCATCTATGAAGTGTGTGCCGATGAAAATGTCCCTGTAACACTCATCTATGCAATGATTGAGCATGAAAGTCAGTTCAACCCCGAAATTATCAGTAAAACGGACGATTATGGACTCATGCAAATCAACGCGGTCAACCACACATGGCTCAACGAGGAGTATCGGTGTGCGGATATGCTCGACCCTTATCAGAATGTGTTCTGCGGCGTGAAAATCATCGGGTCGTATGTCAGCCGTTATGACGGAGACCTCACGAAAGCTCTTATGGCTTACAACATGGGTGACTACGGTGCGCGAAAAGCATGGGAGAACGGAGTCAAGGAAATTACCTATTCCACTACTATTCTTGGACTCATGGATAATTACGAGGAGGTGTGCCATGAACAACAGAAAGACAGGGAATAGCTTTGAAGCTGAGTTCTGTGACCTGCTGTTCCAACACGGCTATTGGGTACACAATCTCGCGCAGAACGCGGCAGGACAACCCGCAGATGTTATCGCCGTAAAGAACAGTGTGCCGTACCTCATTGATTGTAAGGTCTGCTCCGGCAAAACATTCAGCATATCCCGCATTGAGGAAAATCAGCGAATGGCAATGACTTTGTGGCGTAACTGCCTAAATGGTGAGGGGTGGTTCGCTGTAAAGTTCGGAGAGAACATTTACATGATTACTTTGAGTCGGCTCGACAGCATGATTTCAAAAAATCTGCCGGAGGAAATATTCCAAAGGTTTGCGCTGACATTTGATGAATGGTTGGTGGCTGACGCATGAATGTGACTGTATCAAATGTCCTCACCATTGAAAACCCTACGCAGGACGCATTGATGTGGTGCAAGCGTAACCTCACGATTACGAACCCCGAATATGCCAAGAAAGCCCGTATGCACTTTTGGCTCGGAAATACACCCGCAACGCTGACCTTGTACGAGACGCGCGGCAACACCTTGGTTCTTCCTTTTGGGACGCTCCGAAACCTGCCGGACTGTATCGCCAAAGAAAGCACCTTTCAGAGTGCGTTTTCTGCCCCTGTAAGCGTGTCTTATGGTGGGGTGGATATTCCACTCTACGATTACCAAAAGACCGCCGTGGACGCTCTGTACGCCGCGAAATATGGTATCTTGCAGAGCGCGGCAGGTAGCGGGAAAACGCAGATGGGGATTGCCCTTGTAAAGAGGTTCGGAAAGCGCGCCCTGTGGCTCACCCACACACTCGACCTGCTCCGGCAAAGTAAGGCTCGTGCAGAACTGTATATGGACTCAGACCTCATCGGAACTATCACAGAGGGTAAGGTCAATATCGGCAAGGGTATCACATTTGCCACTATCCAAACGATGTGCAAGCTCGACCTCGCACAGTACAAAGATTTCTTTGATGTAATTATCGTGGACGAGTGCCACCGCGTAGCGGGAACACCTACCGCTATGACGCAGTTCTACAAGGTTCTGAACAGCTTGTCGGCACGACATAAAATCGGTCTCTCCGCTACGGTACACCGTTCGGACGGAATGATTGAAGCTACTTATGCCCTACTCGGTCATGTGGTTTACACCGTTCCCGATGAAGCCGTGGGGGACAAGATTATGAAAGTAGGTATCACCCCTGTTGGGACAGGCGTGGAAATCAGCCGCGAATGTCTGAACTCAGACGGTACGCTGAACTACACCAAGCTCATTACCTACCTTTGTAACTACAATTACCGCATAGCGTTTATAGCGTCATGGATTGTATCGGAAGCAGACCATTCCTGTCTTATTCTGTCCGACAGACTGGAACACCTTGAACGGCTTATGAACGCTCTCCCTCGAAGTATGAGGGAAAATGCCGTAATGGTTAGCGGCAATATGACAACGAAAAAGGGAAAGGCTGAACGAGAAAAAGCGATTGAGGATATGCGAAGCGGTAAAAAGAAGTACCTGTTCGCTACTTACTCCCTCGCAAAAGAGGGGTTGGATATTCCTCGGTTAGAGCGGTTGTTCTTGGCAACACCCAAGAACGATTATGCGGTTATCACACAGAGTATCGGCAGAATTGCTCGTACCTTTGACGGTAAAGAGGACGCTATCGCCTATGACTTTGTGGACAATATTCCCTATCTCGTGAAGTCCTATAAAAAGCGGTGTACGACCTACCGAAAGAACGGGTGCTACTTCCGCTATACGGAGGGAGAGTGAGAAATGAGACTGATTGTATACGATGTTGAGGTTTTCGCCTTTGACTGGATTGTAGTGTTCAAAGATGTGGGAACGGGGACGCATACGGTCATTCACAACGACAGCGAAGCTCTCAGAGAGTGCCTGTATGACGATGGTATCTATGTTGGGTTTAACTCCAAACACTACGACCAATTCATCATTAAAGCCGCCGCAAACGATTTTTCCCCGCAGGAAATCAAACAACTCAACGATTTCCTCATCGGCGGCGGTCGCGGTTGGGAATATGCGCCGCTCAAGGCATTTTACTTCCGCTTCAACAATGTGGACATTCGAGATGATGTTCAGTTGGGTCTATCCCTCAAGGCTATCGAGGGTCACATGGGAATGGATATTCAAGAGACGGAGGTGTCGTTCGACCTCGACAGACAGCTTACAGAGGAGGAACTGCAACAGACTGTTCACTACTGTAAGCACGATGTTGACGCTACCCACGAGCTGATGAAGCTCAGAGCGGACTACCTCAAGACCAAAAAGAACCTCGGTAAACGAGCAGGAATTGATGAGGTTAAGTCCCTCGCCGCCACCAATGCCAAGCTAACCGCAATGATGTTACGGGCAGAGCGTAAGGAATGGGACGATGGGCGAGAGTATGTCTATCCGGCAAACCTCGATACCGCCGTTATCCCCAAGCCGATACTGGACTTTTTCGAGACCATTCACGATAAGTCCATTCCCGATGAGGTTCTGTTCAAGACCTCATTTGAGATTGAGATTGGCGGTATGCCCTGTAAATACGCTTGGGGTGGTGTCCACGGCAGTTTGACAGGCTATTACGAGGAAGCAACAGAGGATAGGGTCATTCAGAACAGAGATGTATCAAGCCTGTACCCCTCTCTGATTGAGATTTACAACTATCTGTCCCGTAATGTCCCCGACCCCGAACTATTCTACGCTATCAAGCGTGACCGCATACAGGCGAAGCACAACGGTGATAAGCAGACAGCAAAAGACTTGAAGTTACCGCTCAATACCGTGTCCGGCGCACAGGAAAACCGCTACAACGACCTGTATGACCCGCTCCCGACTCGCTCTCTGCGAATATCGGGACAGTTGTTCCTCACGGTACTTACTATGCGTCTGCTGAACGCCTGTAAGACGATAAAGCTCTTGAACCTTAATACCGATGGTCTGATGTACTCCATCGACAAATCGGAACTGGCTCTCGTGGACGAAATCGCCCACGCTTGGGAAGCAGAAACGAAGTTTGAGCTTGAGGTCGATGATATTCAGCGGGTTTGGATTAAAGATGTGAACAACCTCTTGATGATTAAAACCGATGGTGAAGTCAAGACGGTTGGCGGCTATCTGAACTATGGCGTGTCCGTCAAGGGCGCGTGGGCTATCAATAACAATATGGTTATCGTGAAAAAGGCTCTGATTGAGTATTTCGTCCACGGTACACCCGTTGAGGAAACAATCAACGGCAGTACAGATATTTTCGATTTCCAGTTGATAGCCAAAGCGGGCGCAAAATACCGCGAAGCCTATCACATTGTCGATGGTGAACAAGTCCCTGTGCAGAAAGTAAACCGTGTGTATGCTACGGCAGACAAGCGGTACGGGAAGTTGTTCAAGGTCAAAGCTGAAACGGACGCTACTGCGAAAATCGAAATGCTCCCCGACCACTGTATCATCGACAACGACAATCATCTAACCATAGACGATGTAGACAGAACATTTTACATCGAAATGGCAAAAAAGCGAATCAATGATTTCTTGGGTATCAAGCCCGAAAAGAAAAAAGGAGGAAAACGCAAAATGGCTACTACTGCAAAGAAAGAGACCGTCACGCTGAATGTTTATCAGAAATTGCTCAAGGCAAGGGAGATGTTCCTGCAAGCCGATGTGCAAAAAACGGGTAAGAATATGCACCTGTCGTTCAAGTATTTCGAGCTTGACGATATTGTGCCTACAGCCACCCGCATTTTCAGTGAGGTAGGTCTTATCCCTATCGTGACCTTTACCTCTGATGTAGCAACGATGAAGATTGTCAATATCGACAATCCCGATGAGGAGTATATCCCGTTCGTTGCCCCGTTCAATCAGATTGCTCCCATTATCAGCAACGCCGGAAAACAGGCTACTAACGAAATGCAAGCCCTTGGTTCTTCCATCACCTATATGCGCCGTTACCTGTATATGATTGCGCTCGACATTTGTGAGAGCGACAGCATTGACGGTGAGCTTGGCAGACCTGCTCCCGCACCCGCTCCGAAAGCTCCTCCGGCTACTCCCGAACAGCGACAGGAAGTGAAGCAGGAACTCACCGCACCGCAGGACAACGCAACCCCGTTGCAGATTAAGGGTCTCAAGGCAGTGCTGAAAAAGCTCAAGGACGCTGACCCGACCAAGGAAGAAATGATTGCTCAGATTGCAGTTCAGACGGAGGGCTTTACCTCTATCAGTAAGTCTGACTGTGAAACACTCATTCAGAAAATCACCGCTATGCTTGAGGGAGGTAACGAGTAATGGAATGGCTTGAAAGCAAACAAATTAAAATCAACCCGCCGAAGCGCACCAAGAAAGTCACGGGTACTCGCTTTGCCACTATTCTCGGTCTGAACCCGTGGTCTACTCCGTTCGAGATGTGGCTTGCAATCACCAAGACCTATGAGACCCCGTTTGAGGACACTATCTACACCAAGGCAGGTAAGGCAATCGAACCGAAACAGGCTGAGTATATGAAGAAGTCCTACGGCATGGACATCATCACTCCGACTGACCGATACGGTGAGGATTATTTCAAATCCACTTGGGGCGATTTCTTCCCCAACAGTAAGCATTTCGGCGGTATGTGGGACTTCCTCGGCGTGGACGAAGACGGTACGGTTGATACGGTTCTCGAAATGAAAACCACCAAGCGTATTGAGGACTGGCAGAATGACGCTCCCGAATACTACGCATTACAGGCGGCACTGTACGCCTACCTGCTCGGTGTGGACAATGTGATTATGGTTGCGTCTTTCCTTGAGGAAAAGGACTACGCTGACCCCACAAAGTATGTACCGAACATTAAGAATACCATTACGGTGGAGTTCAAGGTGAGTGAGCGTTACCCCGATTTCGAGGACAAAATCAAGTTCGTTGAAAACTGGTGGGCTGAGTATGTGGACAGCGGTATTTCTCCTGTCTATGACGAGAAAAAGGACGCTGAACTGCTTGCGGCTCTGCGTACTCACAGTCTCGCACCCGACACCGACATCAACACCCTTATTATCGAAGCGGAAAGTCTCAAGAGTGAAATTGACAAGACCACCGCTACTATCGCCGATAAGGAAAAGCGGCTCGGTGAAATCAACAACATTATCAAGGAACACGCTATGGGGCAGTTCCGTGACGGTGATAAAAAGGTTGAAATCAAGGGCGCGACCTACACTTGGTCGGTGTCTCGCTCGGAGACCACGACCATCGACAAAAAGGCTCTCGAAGCTGACGGTCTGCTCGACAAATATCAGAAGAAATCTGAACAATACCGCATGACGGTGAAATAAGGAGGATAAAGACAATGAAATTTAAGAAATTCGTAAAATCCCTCGGAGCTGATGGTATTCTCTATGTTCGTGAAAATGGAGACCGTTGGTTGTCCTCCGGCTCTATCTTTATGAAAGTCCCGGAAGACATTCGCACTGTAACAGCCTGTGATAGCGCGAGTATGCTCTCTCTCATCGAAAACATCATCAATTACGACACCTTTTCTCAGCCTTGTGAACTGGTCGAAGCGGTCATGCCTGTTGCCGATGGTGTAATCAAGGACTGTGTGCGTATCTTTTCCACTGAAAACGGAATTGATAAGACCGCTATCTGCAACGATGGCTATGCTCTTATCGAGCGTGGTGACATTGTGGAAATGTTCGTGGACGAGAAGATTTCCGCATTGGTTATCAAGAGACCTGTAGACCTCGTGGACGAGGAAATTGTCGGAGTCATTCTCCGCACCGAATATTAAGGAGGGTAAATAACATGGCAAGAATCCCTATGACGAGTGGTTTCACTCTTATCCCGGAGGGAACTTATGTGTTCCGCATTTATGATGTGTCCTATGATGAGGAGTTTGGCAAGATTGAGATTAAGCTCGTCAACGCGGCGGGTATGACTCAGACCGAACGCTTCACCATCAAGGATAAAAACGATGAACCGAACGAAAAGGCTCTGAACGCTTTCTCCTATTTCGCCAAGACCGCTATGGGTGATTACACCCTTGAGGACATTGACCCGATGGAGCTTATCGACCACTTCATCGAAGCAGAGGTCGTTCACACCAAGCTCCCGTCCAATAAAGACCCGAACAAGACGGTCACTTTTGGAAATCTCGGTGATAAAGCTCCTGCTGAGTATTTTGATACCGAACCCGTGTCTCGTGCGCTGACGCTCGGCAAGGACAAGAACGCCGCTCCTGCTCCTCAGAAACAGGCTACTGCTCCCGCTCCTGCCGCACCGAAAAAGGGTCTTGACCTTGACGCACTGCTCGGAGGTTGATGGGTATGGGGAGCGAAAGCTCCCCTCCCTCTAAAGGAGGTCTCATTAAATGGAATTACAGGATAGCGGAAACCGCAGAGCGTTCGAGTCCGGTGCAGTACGCGATATTTGCGAGGGTAAAGGCAGGTGCGACCTGCTTCCGCTTGATATTGTCGCTGACATTATGGACGATGAAATCCTTTATTACATCGACCAGTATGTTCGCTCCGGCAACAGAACCTCTCTTGTAAAGGCAATCAAGTCTTTTTCAGAAGCTCGATACGGGACTCTCAACACAGCTATGTTGGAGGTCTCCAAACATTATGAGGACGGTTGCAACAAATATGGTGAGCGGAATTGGCAAAAGGGTATTCCCCTCCACTGTTATATCGACAGTGGTGTACGCCACTACATCAAGTTCACCCGTGGTGACGATGATGAACCCCACGACAGAGCGTTCCTGTGGAATATGCTCGGTGCGTTGTGGACGCAGAATTACCACCCCGAATGTTGCGACCTACCATTCACTGAGGAGGTGCAGAAATGACCGATAAAGAACGCCTTGACCTTATGATTGCAACCAACCTTTCCGAAATCGTCAAGGAGGATTTTCTCAAATGGCTTGCGGAAAACGGATTTTTCACCGCCCCGGCAAGCACCAAGTACCACGGTAATTACGAGGGCGGTTTGTTCGACCATTCCTTTATGGTGATGAACCTGCTCGTAGAGCTGTCGGCGGCGAACGGTCTCAAGTGGAAACGCCCCGCGAGTCCGTTCCTCGTGGGTATATTCCACGACCTGTGCAAAATCGACCAGTACCGCATTGACAACAGCACTCCGTACACCGTGGGTGAACCTACTCGATACGAGTATAACCCCAATACGATGTATAAGGGGCATGGTGATAAGTCCATTATCCTGCTCTCTCAGTTTGCCACGCTGACCGATGAGGAGACCGCCTGTATTCGATACCACATGGGTGCGTTTACTGAGAAAGAAGAATGGCGGGATTACACTCGCGCCGTACACGCTTTCCCGAATGTCCTGTGGACGCACCAAGCAGATATGCTTGCGTCTCATGTGGTAGGGATTTGACGATGGCGGTATTCAAGAGAGCGAACGGTCACATTTTCGGCGTTCAATTCTCTGCCAAGGAGCAGAAAGCGATTGACGCTGAAATCCTCCGACAGTGCGCGGAGTACGACAAGAAAAATGCTAACGAGGTAGACGCGGTTATCCTGTGGCTACTTCACGAAAAGTTTGGGTTCGGTAAAAAGCGGCTGAGAGCGTTTTACGATTCCTTTTCCACTGAGCTTGACGCACTTGTTAAGCGGTACGAAATGGGTGACGAGGACAAAGCGTGGCTCTGTTCTCGGAAGCTAAAAGATTACGGTATTGATATTTCCACATGGAATAAGGAGGAAACAAAATGAGTTACAAGCTCAAAACGGCAAACGGCAAGGTTGCTTTTCTGCTCAAGACGGGCAAGGATTTTGTGAAAAATCAGATGGCTGTCGCTTCCGCACAGCACATTATCGACACAGGTACTATGCAGAAGTCCGATATTGAGGGCTATCCCATCAATGTGGACGATAAGTGGTACTTTGCCGGAGAGGTGTTTAAGAAGTCCGCTCCCCGTAAGACGGAGGGCGTTGCGGAATGAGAACATTTTACTCCGAATATGTCCAACACTGTATGCGTTTCTACGCCCGTCACGCCAATCCGAAGTTCCGCAGTGACGCGGATAAAAAGAACTGGTTCGCCTGTGACAGCGCATTGAAAGGCTTTACGGATAAGGAGCGGGAAATGCTCCTCACTATCTACCGTGAGGGAGATACGATTCCCGATAACATCTACAACCTGTCCGTTGCGTTGGAGATTAAACAGGATATTCTTTGGAAGCTCGTAAATGAGCTTGAACGCAAAGTTGCAAAAAGGAGGGGACTTGTGTGAACTGCTACGAGAACATACCTGCGGAACTAAAAAAACTGAATCAGTGGGTTTGTACTCGTGGCAATAGCAAAGTCCCGATGAAAGCATGGGAGAATGAAGCCGCGTCCTCCACTAATCCGCAGACATGGGCTGATTTCGATACCGCGCACAAATCGGTTTCAGACGGTCATTACGACTACTGTGGGTTTGTGTTTAACGACAACGGATTTGTCGGGGTGGACATCGACACGGGTTATGACGAGGACGGACTTCTTTCTCCTCTTGCGGCAGATATTATCGGCAAATGCCGAAGCTACACGGAGAAATCCAAGAGTGGTCGCGGATTTCATATCCTGCTTAAAGGGGACTTGCCGTTCAAGGGCAAGAACAACCTTGCAGGTGTTGAGATTTACAAGTCCTCCCGGTACTTCATTATGACGGGTGATACACTTCTATTTCGCTCTATCGAAGAAAATCAGAGCGCGATTGAGTATATTGTCGAGAAGTATTTTCCAGATACCCGACAGGAGAAAGAGACTCCGACCTTTGGTGGTCGTATCTACTGCCCGATATGGGAAATGCCCGAAAACAATCGTATCAAGCTCCGTCCTGTTTATCCCCGCATACCGAACGGAAGCCGAAATATCTGTTTAACCTCCCTTGCGGGTATGCTTCACAATCAAGGGTACAGTAAGCAACAGATATATGACGAACTACTCTACTGCAACACGGTTGCCTGTGACCCTCCCCTCGATAGAGGTGAGATACAGACAATCTGTAACAGTGTGACACGGTACAAACGATGAAATACGAACCCTATCACGCGCTTATAAACGCAATTATTCTGCAAGCGGTCAAGGATTACCGCACAGCGTTGGACAATGGGAACACCTCCGGCATTGCGGAGTGCGAGAGGTTCTTCCGCTCCGATTGGTTTACTTTTCTCACCGATGTTGACGGAGAAATCATTATCCGGCAGGTTCAGAGGGAGATAACACGAAAAAGATAAATAATTGCACAAATGATATTGACAGATAATCTTTTTCGTGTTATACTCCAATCATAAAGAGACAAGAAATAGTCTCAATAAGATTAAGGAGGTTTATGAAATGACTGATTATTACCGTGGGGACATTTTCTACATAACGCCGTTTTATACGGTCACTGGCTCTGAGCAAAGAGCGGGGAGACCCGGGGTGATTGTGTCGAATGACGCAAACAACAAGTATTCTCCGAATGTGGAGATTGTATTTCTGACCTCACAGGAAAAGAAACCGCTCCCCACCCATGTCCCTGTGATGTGCCGTGTTCCGTCCACTGCCCTCTGCGAGAATATTCAGACGGTATCGAAAGACAGGCTCTCCACATTCATTAAGTCTTGTACCACGAAAGAGCTGAAAAACATCGACAATGCTCTGCGGGTGTCCCTTGGTATCAGCGACTCCTCGCCCGTTGGGGGGGGGGATTGAGGAAACCGCACCGCAGGAAAGCTCACACGCAGAGGTGGAGCGAGACCTTTACAAGTCTCTATACGAGCAAATTCTTGATAAATTGATGGGAGGAAACAACCGATGATTAAAGTAGAAAACATCGACACTTGGGGCTTTGAACACGCTATCCGTGGTATGAGAAACCCCTTGAACAGTTGGGACAGGTCAGACAGTTATCCCGCCGTTGACTGCGGCAAATGCGGTCGTATCGAGCGCGAGGGTATCTGCCACCCGAAAGAGCATGACTGTACACCGTATCACTGCTACGAAATCGGTAAGAACGACCTCACCCTTATGCGAAAGCTGTTTGCGGCGGGACACCCGCACAGGAAGTATCTACGGCAGATTTTTGTCGCTATGGACATCACTGCTCCGCTCTATTGGTGGAAAGAGTTTGACACCTATAAGGTCGGTACGACCGCCAACTCCTGTTCTACCATGCACAAAATCGCCGCAAAGGAGTTCGCGCTCTCTGATTTCAGCACCGAACATCTTGTCGGAAAATCCGTTGCCGCTTTGCAGAATGTTCTCGATGTGATGAACCTCGAACGGGAGCATTACCTCGCCGCAAAGGACAAGGACTGTTGGTGGCAGATGATTCAGCTCCTCCCGTCCAGTTACAATCAGCGGCGCACAGTCAGCATGACCTATGAAAATGTGATGAATATGCTCGACTACCGCGAGGGTCACAAACTGGACGAGTGGCGGGAGTTCTGCAAAATTCTGAAACAATTACCGTATGTGGAGGTGATTAGAGATGGCAGGTGACAGAGAACTTTTTGAACTGAGCAACGGCAGGTGCATTATGGACGAAGACCTGTCCGACAAAATGTATATTATCAAGTCCTATCACCCCGAACGGGCAGACGAAACCTCCTCCGGCTTTGAGTGGTCTGAAATGGGTATGGCAAACCTGTTCGGTATGCTCTACAACCGAGAAGCGCGGTACTGCACCGAACACAAGAGTTGGTACACCTACTTTGAGGGTGCGTGGCGTAAGGACGAGGGCGCAATCCTTGTCTCCGAGAAAATCAAGGACTTTGTTCGCTTGATGATACTCTACTGCGGCGAGATTACGGACGATGATACCCGCAAGGCGTACACCTCGTTCGTGAACAAAATGGGTGACAGGCGTATGCGCGACCGAATACTCAAGGACGCAACGGGTGAACTCCGCATTTCTGCTACGGATTTCGACTCCAACCCCTACCTCATCAACTGTCTCAACGGTACTTACTCTTTGGAGGATTACTCGTTCCGTGAACCACGGTGGGACGATTTCCTCACCATGCAGACCCGTTTCCGGCACACAGTACGCCGTGATGTAAAGTGTGAGCGGTGGGAGCGGTTTATTGATGAGGTCACACAGGGCGATAAGGATAAAGCCGACTTTCTGCAACGCGCCCTTGGGTACTCCATGCTTGGCATGAGCAACGAGGAGTGTATGTTTATCCTCCACGGCAAAACAACCCGCAACGGCAAGTCTACTCTGCTCAACACCATTGAGTATATGCTTGGGGATTACGCCAAGGTTGCCCCTGTCGGTATGATTTGCCGAGGTGACAGACAGAAAGACGCGGAAGCCGCTTCCCCTACCCTTGCCGGACTGAAAGGCAAGCGGTTTGTTACGATGAGCGAGAGCAACGAGTACGGCAAACTGGACGAGGAGAAAATCAAACAGCTTACAGGTGGCGAGGAAATCTCCGCTCGTGCGCTCTATCAGACCGCTATCACCTATCGCCCTCAATTTACTCTGTGGCTCTCCTGTAACGACCTGCCGATGGTTACAGACAAGTCCCTGTTCGCTTCTCAGCGTATCAAGGTGATTGAGTTCAATCGACACTTTACGCCGGAGGAGCAAGATACTCACCTCAAGGACGAGCTGACCTCCATGGAAGCTATGAGCGGAATTTTCATGTGGCTTGTACGCGGATATATCAAGTACAGAGAAAACGGTCTCACAATGTCCAAGAGCTTGTCTGAGGTGGTCGAACGGTACGAGCGGGACAACGACCTTGTGTTGCAGTTCCTTGAAAACCGCTGTGTACGACTGACCGACTACTCTGACAACAGGACTGACGCTAAGAATAATATTATCAAGGCGAAAGACCTGTATCAAGCGTTCAAGCTGTGGGCGAAGTCTGAGGGTGCGTATGTGTTGTCGGCGCGGAAGTTCAACGCCGAGATGGAACGCCACCCCGAATGGTTTGACCGCAAGTCAACATCGAGCGGGTTTATGATTTATTGGGGCTTGAAGCTCAAGGAGGTAGTATAAATGAACGCTTCTTGCTTAGACGAGAAAGGACGCTTTAAGTCCTGCCCGTACAGAGTATATACCGATGAGCATAAGGCGATTTTAAGAGGACAGGGTGATTTTGCCTCACAGTGTTTTTACCCGTGCATTGGCGAGGAGTGCATTGCATACCATGTTGGCGTTTGCCTACGCCTTGCCGCCGCACTAAAGGAGGTCAAATAATGCCAAGAGTGCTGACAGTGGACGGTAGTGTAAAAATCGGAGCATACCGTTTTCCCGACAGGAAAAAGCCCTGTCTCTGTGTTGAGAAAGGAAATGTCTGTACTGTGTATGGGTCTTTTATCGACCTTGACAGAGCGAACGAGTTTATGAACGAGCTTGCCGCCCTTGTGGGCGCGGTGAACGATGAGGAGGTCTTGTAATGGCACGATATTTCAAACTGGTCGAAATTGACCGCGACAGTTTTATCGAAGCTACGGGAGATGATTTAGATTGTCTCCAAGTGGTCGATGTATGTGAGGGTGTTGGGTATGTTGCTATTGCCGATACCGAGACAGAAATGATAATCGACTTAGATGTTTTTGAGGAGGAATGATTATGTTTATTTGGCTCACAAGTCCCACCATCGGGCAGGTGCTTGTAAATCTCAACCTTGTTACCGCTGTCACCTGTGTAGAGGGCAAGAACACCGTTTGTTTCTCTGGTGGTGAGGACGATTATATTGTAGTCACAGAGTCCCTTGAAGACATCTATGAGCGGATTCAGTCCGCAGAAAAGAGGTACAGAAAATGACAATTCCCGAAAAGCTGAAAATTGGCGCAAAGGTCTACGGTGTGGAAATTACGAACAAGCTCGACCTTGGTAATGTGAATTACTCCGGCGAAATCTCCTACACCGACTTGGTTATCCGTATCTGTCCGAACGCACAGGCGAAAATGGAAGCCGACTTTCTTCACGAAATGATTCATGGTATGCTCGACCATCTTGGTTATACCGAACACGATGAGAAAAAGGTTGACGAGCTTGCAAATGTGCTTCACATGGTGATACTGGATAACCCCGCAGTATTCGCGCCTGTTAGGGAGGGACAACACGAAAATGTTTGCAATACAGAATCAGAAGACAGGTAAATTCCTGTACGGCACGGACTACCGCTATAATCCTCCCCGACAGCGAACGAGCTTCAATGAAATGCGTACCTACTCCGATTTGAGATACGCTGTGGCTGACTACAATAGTCGCAGGTGCGGGAAAGACTATCGCATTGTAGTCCTCAAAACGGTAGAGGTCAAGCGAGTTATCGACTATGACTGTGAGGAGGGTTACGCATGGAAATGAGAAAATGCGGTGTTCTCGCTTTCTGCTTGGTGGTCTTACTTGGTACTACCGCCTGTTCAGCAGGACGAGACATCAGCCCAACTTACCCACGAATGGAGTACCGCAACAGCTCCTACAACTTTGACCCCTACAACCGTGAAGTTCCTATTGAGAGTGGTTATGTACTGGACGAAGCACACTCGTATGATGTGGTGGAGACAGATGGCGGGTATGACATTGTTTTTCATTTTGTGAAAGGCGGTGAGACCGATGGAAATGAAAATTCTGAATGAACTTGCAGGTATGCTTGAGGACATAAATCCGAACGAAATCGTTTCTCACATACTGGACGGAACGCTCCTGTCGTGGCTTGCGAGTTGGAAAATGAAGTCTCAAATGCTCGTGGCTTTTCTACTCGAAAATGAAAAAGCTCGATTATCCGAAAAGGATTGAAAAATAATCCTAAACGACATTAGGAGACTAATCCGAATAAGATTGAAAAATAATCTTTTCGACTTTTGGATTTTCAGACCGAAATCGGACGGGTGCAGACAAAAGAGATAATTTCTTATCTGAATTAGATACCGATGTTTTTGGGCGGTTGTCTTAATCGGATTGAGAAATAGTCTTGTTCGGATTGAATTGAGGTTTTTCAAGTAGTCAAAGTAGTTGTTTTTAAGGTTTTGCGTGTAACTTCCTCTATATAGGAAAATCCCTACTATAAGAAGTTACACGCAAAAACCGATTTTTAACTACTTAGACTACTTTTACCCAAGAAGAATAAGAAGAAAAGAGGACTCTCCGGCTTGGAAAGAGGACTCTCGTGCGATTATACGACTTTACGGAGGTGCATTGGAAAATGGCAGTGAAAAAAGAGCAGAAAGATGTGCAGGTGATTAAGAAAAAGCCCCGTGGTGGAAACTCGCCTGTCATTGGTGATAACGGGCTTATGCTTGAAAAGGGAGACAATGCAAAGATTTTGCAAGTCAATATGGCATTGATGAAAATGCCGGAGATTGACCTTGACGATGTGGAAGCAGTTGAAAACAGGTTGATGGAATATTTTAGCCTGTATGCTCAAGCTGATATGAAACCTACGGTCGTTGGTATGGCGATAGCTCTGAATGGACATAGCCGCCAATGGCTGTGGGCTGTTGCTCGTAATGGGGCTATCAATGGTAGGGGTGAAACGGTCAACCTGCGCCCGGAGGTGGCGAACACCATTAAAAAGGCGTACTTTATGATGGAAAATCAGTGGGAAACCTACATGAACAGTGGCAAAATTAACCCCGTCAGTGGTATCTTTCTTGGCAAGAACAACTATGGCTACCAAGACAAGACCGAGTATGTCCTCACTCCCAACACGCAAAACGACTCCGACTATGACGCAGAGGACATTCGACAGCGTTACCTCATCGACTCTGACAGCGACTCTCAGAGCGACTAACGACTATCGACTCTCGAACGACTTTCGACTATCGACTATCAATCAGACCGCCCGGGCGGGAAATCGGCTCATGCGCCGACACCGTTGGGCGGTCTTTTTGCGTGAATTTTTCACAGATTTTTGGGGATTTCGTCCCGTTCTTATTAACGCTTTACTGTGATAAATCAAAAATGCCCCATTTCGGCGGCTATACATTATATAGCAAAATGAAAGCAAAAAATAATCCGAAAAAGATAAAAAATATTGAAAAAAGGGTTGACAATTCGGAAAAGGCAAATTATACTATAATCACAACAGGACAACAAACAACACAAAACAGATTATAGGAGGTTTGCAAAATGCGAATTTACGAATTGACGCCGGGCGGCTATGACCGCGCAAAATCCTTTTACGGGAAAGCAAAAGTTATTGAAATGAACGGGGAAACGCTTTTACAATCCTATGATACTACCGTGTGCAAGATTGATAAAAGCGGCGAATTTGTCCGAATGTGGGAGGGGTACAGCGTTACCACAATGCGCCATATCAACGCATTTATTGAAATGTTCGGCATTTCAGGCGGCGGTAAAAAGTGGTGGGACGCGCTCCCGGTGGAGGAAAAGCCCCACGGCGGCGCGGATATGACCCCCGCCGAAAGTCTAAAAGCAATGTACGCAAGACGCGGCGCGAATTATTAAGGAGGTAAAGAAAATGAAATTCAAGACAACACAAAAGGCAATCAAGGCGAATTACAACACAATTATTTGTGTTCCCTATTGCGGTTTACAAAACCTTTTGAATTATGCAAGCCCGGTTGCATACACCGAACGCCGGGAGGGGTGGGCGGCTGATATTTACGATATGGGCGGCGGGGTTGCTATTGTAACAGGTTATGCCCCGTTCGGAAATATTCGCCCATCCTATGAATTGCGGGAACGATACGAAACGGACGCGGAAAAAATCCGCTATAATTATTCGCTTGCATGGGAGGAACAGCGGGAACAGCTTAAACAGCTTGCAAGGGCATTTATTGAGGAGGTAACACGCCATGAATAAACGGGAGTATTGCGAAAGCCGGGAAAGCGTTGCATATTATAGCGGCTTGAATGGGCTTGAAATAAAGGGCATTGAATACGGTATAAACGATTTTGTTTATTGCGTTTCGGGTTGTTGGTATGGCGGGAAAGCCGCGCGGCGTTTCCACCGTTGCAAAATCCACTACCCCGCAAACGGGAAAGATAGCGCATTTTTCCGGGTACACGGGTACAAAATCCCGCTTGATGAATGTATTAGAACGGGGGTTTAATTATGAATTACATTTTTAAGACAACGGCAACGATGAAAGAATACAATAATAAAAAATGGTGGATTGACGGCGATATTATTTCCGATATGCGTATAAATGCGGATAGCGTGGAAAATGCGCTTGAAATTTACCGGGAACGGGTGGAGGAAAAGCATTATATTAGCATTTCCCGAAATGCCATTAAAAACAAGTCGGAAATGTTCGTTGATACGCCGGACGGGGGCGCAAAACAAGTAGGATATGTTATCACGGGTAAAACGGAATTTGATAAAGGCGATTATACCGGGTATAGCACACAATATATTGATTTGTGGGTAACGGTTTTAACAGTTGTTGACACTGTATTTTAATTGGAGGTTTTACAATGAACATTGATAGCACTATGAAAGAATTAGCGGAATATATCCGCATGGGTGAGGAAATAGCCGCAAACATTGACGCATTGAAAGACGCGCTAAAACAGTACATGAGGGAAACAGGCGTTGACAGCTTGACGGGAACGGAACATAAAGCAAGTTATAAAGCGGTTGTTTCCTCCCGGATTGATACGACAGCACTAAAAAAGGACGCGCCCGAAATAGCCGCGAAATATACCCGTACAACGGAAAGCCGCCGCTTTACATTCGCATAGTATAGGAGGTTGAGAAAATGACGCTTATTTGTATCTTGCTTTTTCCGTTGGTGGTATTGGCTGAATTGCTAAAAATCAATAAATAACAGGCAAGCCCCGCTATTATTGGCGGGGCTTTTCCTATACCCTATTATAGCCGCTGTAATGCGCTGTATAGGGCTTTATTGCGTTAGGGGTATAGGGAATATAACCCGCTTTTATTATGCCCGTTGTGGGGCGTTCGGGAGTCCGTCAAGCCGTCCGGCGTTGCTGTCGTTTGGGTGTAGTTTATTGACAGGGGCGCGGGGCGCGTTCAATAGGGTTATTTTTCGCGTTTTGGCTGTACTGTCACGGGCGCGAAATGCTATTGACAGCGGACGCGGGACGGCGTGAGGGCATACCCCCGGAGGGGGAACGCGCCCCGCCGCCGTGCCGGGAGGGAGTACAGCGAGTAGCCGAAAATTTCAAAAAGAATAAAAAGGACTATAAATTATCTTTTTCGTATTGACATTCATCTTCTCTTGTGCTACACTAATCTCACAAACAAAAGGAGGACGCACTATGGTACGCAATAATATTGAACTCGATGTAAAGGTCAAATGTGTTGAACAGGGTGTGACGCAACAGACCATTGCAGAAAAGATTGGGACTACAGGTCAGTATGTCAACAGAATCGTCAAGAAAAAGGACGGTATTATGAACAAGACTTTCGTGGAAATCATGGAAGCCCTTGGGTACGACATCGAAATCACCTATATCCCGCGAGAAAAGTAAATCGGAGGTGGGTACATGAGGGTCGGTTATGTACGAGTCAGCACCGCAGAACAAAATCCGGCGAGACAAGTAGAGCTTATGAAGTCCCTTGGTGTGGAGAAAGTCTTTCTCGACAAAATCAGTGGGAAGAACACGGACAGACCGCAGTTCAATGAAATGCTGTCGTTTCTCCGTGATGGTGATACTCTATATGTGGAGTCATTTTCAAGACTCTCCCGTAGCACCAAAGACCTGCTGAATACAGTAAGTGTCCTGTCTGCCCGTGGCGTTCAGCTTGTGTCGGACAAAGAGAAAGTGGACACCAATACTCCCCAAGGGCGGTTTATGCTGACGGTATTTGCGGCGTTGTCGGAGTTGGAGCGAGAGAATATCCTTGAAAGACAGCGCGAGGGCATTGAGATTGCCAAGGCAGAGGGCAAGTACAAGGGACGCAAGCCGATTGCAGTGACGGACAGATTTCTCGGTGCGGCTCGGAGTTGGCAGGAGGGGTCTCTCCCGCTGAAAGACGCTATCGAGCAGTCGGGACTGTCGGAGTCCACATTCTTTCGTAAGTGCAAACAGCAAGGGATAAGGAGGGTCGGTGTATGAAAAAGCTGATTTTGGCATTATGTATGGTCGTAATGGTGTTCGCGTTGGTCGGTTGCGGTCAGAAAGAGAAAACGCCGGAACTGACGGACGCTGAAAAGTTCGCGGAAGAAAACAGTATTTCGGTGGAATTGGCGCAGGACATTGAGAACGCCTTGTTGCAGACCGATGTGCCGCCCTCTCTGAACAAGCTCAATGAGTGGAAACAGATTGAGGATTACGCAGACGGTCAGAGATACACGGGTTGGATTTACTCCAATGTGCAGGAGAAATACTACTACATGATGTTCTATGTAAAGGACGATACAGTTGAGAGTATTCGAGACCAAAAGAACGGACTTGAATATCTGTATCAGAAAACAGAATGACGATTGATGATTACGGCGCATGATTGCGATTGAGGTTTCGACCTCGACCAGTCATGCGCTTTTCGTTTTGCAGGAGGTAAACATGGAAAAGCTACTTTCAAAAATTCTTGAAAAAATAAAAAAGGACTCTTACCTCTTTCAGACTTGGGAAGACCTGCTCTATATGAGCAAGGAAGCTATGAAAGAGGATATTCCGCTTGGGGTGAAGTATCTCAAGCTATTGTCGGCTGAGTGTGAGAGAGCTATCAGCGACCCACTCTCCTCTGAGGAGGAAGTCAAGGAACTGTACGGACTACACAAGCGTGTCCTGCTTGCCGCCGCTTGGTATGATTTTGACAGTTACCTGCTCTATGTGGAGTGGAACAGAGAACCGAAAAAGAAGTTCTACCCGCCGCGCCGCAAGGTGCTGAAACAGGTGGTGGACGCACTACAGGAGCTTGCAGACGATAAACTGGACTTGCTTGCAGTCAGTCTGCCACCCGGTAGCGGTAAGACCACCCTTGCTATCTTCTACCTTACTTGGCTCGGCGGTAGGATTCCGAACGAACCAATGTTGACAGGCTCTCACTCCAACTCATTCGTGCGTGGAGTGTATGATGAGTGTCTGCGTATCTTTGACACGAATGGTGATTACCTGTGGTATGATGTGTTCCCCGAAATACAGGTATCGAACACCAATGCCAAGGATTGTCGTATCGACCTTGACAAGAGACAGCGTTTTGAAACCTTGGAGTTCACCTCCATCGGGACAGGCAACGCGGGTCTATATCGTGCGGCTACCCTCCTCTACTGTGACGATTTGGTGTCCGGCATTGAGGTTGCACTCTCCAAGGAACGACTGGACAAGCTGTGGGAGACCTATACAACGGACTTGAGACAGCGTAAAATCGGAGACCACTGTAAGGAACTCCATATCGCTACCCGATGGTCGGTGCATGATGTTATCGGTCGATTGGAGCGGGAGTATATGGACAGCGACAGGGCTAAATTCATCGTTGTTCCCGCTATGGACGAAAACGATGAGTCCAACTTTGACTATGCCTACGGGGTCGGGTTCTCCACCAAGTTCTACCGCGAACAGCGCGGTATTATGGACGATGTTTCGTGGAGGGCGTTGTATATGAACGAACCGATTGAGCGTGAGGGCTTGGTCTATTCGCCGGACGAGCTACGCCGATATTTTGACCTGCCGAAAGAGGACGCAGACGCGGTTATCGGTATCTGCGATACCAAGGACAAAGGTTCGGACTACGCTTTCCTACCCGTGGCGTATGTATACGGACAGGACTACTATATTGACGATTGTGTATGCGACAACGGACTGCCGAACATCGTGGACGCTCGGTTGGTGGAAATCCTTGTACGGGATAAGGTCAAGTCCTGCCGTTTTGAGTCCAACTCCGCAGGTCGGCGCGTGGCTGAGAAGATACAGGAGGAGGTTAAAAAGAAAAACGGTATCACCCATATCACGACTAAGTTCACTACCGCCAACAAGGAGACGAAAATTATCGTCAACAGCGCGTGGGTCAAAGAGCATTGTCTGTTCAAGGACGCTTCCCTCTATCAGAGAAAGTCGGACTACGGTAAGATGATGGATATGCTTTGCTCCTATACTGTCGCAGGTAAGAATAAGCACGATGATGTACCCGATGGAATGGCTATGCTTGCCGAATACGCGCAATCTTTGAGCGGTCAGAAAGTCGAGGTATTCAAACGACCTTGGTAATTCACAATTTCAACAGAGTTTTCCACATATAATTCGTAAAATAAGAACATTAACATTGACTTTTACGAATTAGTATGCTATAATTGTAAGTGTAGAAATAGATTATTTTGAGTGGCGCATGATTGCGCGGGAACGAAAGTTCTCGGCGGTTGTGCGCCATTTTACTTTTTCAGAGAGGAGGGACAAATGTGGGAAATGTAATCGACACTTCCAAGCCCGTGGCAGAGACTCGTCAGATGTTCGGGCGCAGAGTTATCAAGAGTAGCGTCACCGAAATCACAGATGAAAATGTCGTGGAAGTGTTGCTCAAGGCATTGTCCATTCACGCTCTGAACCGCTCTGAGATTGATTACCTGTGGGACTACTACAAGGGTAAGCAACCGATTTTGAACCGCACCAAGGAGGTACGCCCGGAAATCTGCAATCGTATTGTAGAAAATCGTGCCAACGAGATTGTGTCCTTTAAGGTCGGGTATCTGTGCGGAGAACCTATCCAGTATGTCGGCAAGAGCGGCGAGGAGTCCGTTACGGCGGCGATTACCCGCTTGAATGAGCTGATGTTTGCGGAGGATAAAGCGTCCCAAGACCAAGAAATCGTGGAATGGCAGATGATTTGCGGAACAGCGTTCCGACTGGTTCTGCCGGACGCGAGGGGCGAGGAAGACGAGTCCCCGTTTGAACTGTATACACTCGACCCGCGAGACACCTTTGTTGTGTATTCCAATGAAATCGGCAATAAGCCGCTTATGGCAGTGAAGTACAGCAAGGACGATAACGAGATTACCCACTACTCCATTTACACGGAGAACCGCTACTATCTTGTGGAGGACAGTATTCTGAAAGAGTCCACTCCTCACGCGCTGAACATGATTCCTATTTTTGAGTACCCGGCGAATAATGCTCGGCTCGGCTCGTTTGAGATTGTTCTTCCCCTCCTCGATACGATGAACAATATCACCTCCAACCGCATGGACGGTGTTGAGCAGGTGGTACAGGCGTTTATCAAGTTCATCAACTGTGACATCACCAAAGAGGAGTACGAGGAGTTTCTTACCCTCGGTGCAATCAAGGTGAAATCTGTGGACGGTGCGAACGCCGATGTAGGGGTTGTCACGACCGACCTCAATCAGACGCAGACACAGACCTTGAAAGAGGATTGCTACAATTCCATTCTCACAATTTGCGGTATGCCGAACCGTAACGGTGGTAGCTCCACGAGCGATACTGGCGCGGCGGTACTTCTGCGAGACGGTTGGTCTCTTGCCGAAGCGAGGGCAAAGGACAGCGAGAATATGTTCAAAAAGGCTGAGAAGAAAATGCTCAAGCTGGTTTTGCGTTTCTGCCGTGGTTTGTGTTATTTTGATATTGCCCTAAAGGATTTTGAGTTGCACTTCCCCCGCCGTAATTACGAGA